GGACCTGCGCCGAAAGGTCACTGACGGCCAGGGCCTCGGGCTCGAGGATTGGACCTACTGGCTGTTCGCGCACCTGAAGGAAACGGGGGCAATCCCCACCAGCACGGTGTTCATGGATTGGCTGGCCAAGAACAGGCCGGTGCACTGCCAGCCTTCCGCGGACGTGACCGATCCAAACCCTACCGAAGGGGCACCTTCCGAAGGCAGCTAGCGGAGCTGCTGGCAGCCACAGGTTGGTGGCCCCCGAACATTGAGTTTGGAACGCAGGACCTGGCCACGGTGGTGGCGGTGCTGGCCGAGGCCCAAAAACACAGGTGACGGAGCCCGCAAACAGCCGGTGCGTAGGCTCGACGCATGGCTGTGGACGCAACGCTGACGGTGGTTGGCGTAAAAGACGCGCTGCGCGAACTGAACAACATTGACAAGGTGGCCCGCCGCGAGATCACCCGGGACTACAAGAAGGTGGTGGCGCAGGTGGTCAGCGACGCGCAGGGGGCCATTCCGGTGAACGAAGTAATGAGCGGCTGGAACAGGAAGTGGACCACCAAGAGCGGGTTTCAGATGTTCCCGATCCAGTACGTGGATGACAAGGTGACGGCCGGAGTGTCAGGCAAGAAACCAAAACAGTTTGGCGGGTTCATGCAGAACCTGGCCACGTTCTACGTGAAGTTCAGCGGCCCGCATACGGCCCTGCTCGACATGGGCGGCCGCGGCAAGGTGCCCACGGACCGGGGCAAACACATGGTGGCCGTCATGACCGCCCGCATGGGCCGCAGGCCTTCCCGTATCCTGTGGCCCGCCTACGAAAACAACAGTGAAACGGTGCAGGCCGAGGTGCAGAAACTGGTGGACAGGGTAATGCTGTACGTCAGCCAGGGCATTGCGGGTGCGACCGAGCGCAGGAAGGCTAGGGGCTGACCATGGCTGTAGTAATCCCCATCGTTTCAGAGTTTGACGGCAAGGGCATTAAGCGGGCCGTGGCCGAGTTCCAGGCCCTGGAGGGGGCCGGAGCGAAGGCACAGTTTGCGCTGAAAAAGGCCGCGCTGCCCGCGGCAGCTGCGCTCGGTGCGCTCGGGGCCGCGCTCGGTGACGCGACCAAGGCCGCAATGGAGGACGCACAGGCCCAAACCAAGCTGGCCACGTCCCTGCAGAACACCACGGGTGCCAGCCAGAGTCAGATTGCCAGCGCGGAAAACTACATTGCCACCCTGTCGCGGGCCTCGGGCATTGCGGACGACCAGCTGCGCCCGGCCCTGGCCGCATTGGCGGCCGGTACCAAGGACGTGGCGCAGGCCCAAAACACGCTGGGTCTGGCCATGGACATTGCGCAGGGCACCGGCATGGACCTGACCACGGTCTCCGAAGCCCTGGCTAAGGCATTCCAGGGCAACATGAAGGGCCTTCGGTCCCTGTCGCCGGAAATGGCCTCAATGATCAAGGAAGGGGCCACCCTCGAAGAAGTGTTTAACGTGCTGGGCGGCACCTATGGCGGCCTGGTTGCGGCCAACGCGGAAACAGCCGCAGGGAAAATGCAGGTATTGAGCAACAGCCTAAATGAGGCCAAGGAAAGCATCGGCGCGGCCCTGCTGCCCGCGGTGGACGCAATCCTGCCCAAGCTGCAGGCCTTCGCGGATTGGGCGCAGGCCAACCCCGGAACGTTCATCACCATTGCCAAGGTGATTGGCGGCATCGCCGCGGCAATCATCGCGCTGAACATTGCCACCAAGGCGTGGGCCGCGGCCACGCAGGTGGCCACCGCGGTGCAGTGGCTGTTTAACGCGGCCATGACGGCCAACCCGGTGGGGCTCATTGTGGTTGGCATCACCGCGCTGATTGCCGCACTGGTGCTGGCCTGGCATAAGGTGGACTGGTTCCGCGAAGGGGTCACCGCAGCGTTCAGCTGGGTGAAGGAACGGGTGCAAATCACCCTGGACGGGTTCGTGGCATTTAAGGACGCACTGGTGAACGTGTTTGGCGTGGTCAAGGGGGCCGTGACCAAATCGCTGGACGTGATCCGTTCCCTGTTCGAGGCCTACCTAAACGGCTACAAGTTCATTTTTAACGGCATTGCCAAGCTGTGGAACAACACGGTAGGCAAACTGCGTTTCAGCATCCCGGACTGGGTGCCGGGCCTCGGTGGCAAGGGGTTTGACGTGCCCAACATCCCCATGCTGGGGGACGGTGGCGTGGTCACCCGGCCCACGTTGGCCCTGATTGGTGAGCGCGGCCCCGAGGCCGTCGTGCCGCTCGACAGGGCCGGAGGCATGGGTGGCGGCATCAACATTACGATTTACAGCACCATTGCGGACGAAACCCTGCCGGACAAGCTGGTGGCGGCCCTGCGCACCTACAACAGGACCACCGGCCCGGTACGCATCCAGGTGGCCTAAATGGCCAACATCCTTGCCCAAGGCAACTACAAGGTGTTTTTGGACGCGGGGTTTACCACCGACGCATTTCTGCTGGACGACCCCACCCGCGGCCAGCTGGATAACACCAGTTACAAACTGGACGGCACCACCCAATACTTCGAGGTCACGGACTACGTGCAGGCCGTCACCATCAGCCGAGGCCGCAGGAAGTTCCGGGAGCCCATCAGCGCAGGAAAATGCACGATCCGCATTGACGACCTGAACGGTGATTTTTCGGTGGTGAACACGGCCAGCCCGTACTGGGACCCGGTGACCAACAGGCTGGGGTTCCAGCCCACCCGCAGGGCCCGAGTGGAACGGGACGGCCAGCTGCTGTTTGACGGCCAAATACTGACCTACGACCAGCAACTGACCCTAGAGAACGAAAGCCTTATTACCGTGAGCTGCAGCGACGACCTGAAACAGCTGGACAACACGGCCCTGGTGGGGTTCACCCCGGCAGAACAGCGTTCGGATGAGCGGCTGGCCACGATCCTGGACCGGCCGGAAGTGAACCTGTTTACGGGGGCCGGGCAGCGCAACTTGGCGGTGGGGGCCGCGCTGCTGGGCACGCAGGCTGTCGAGGACGGAGCCCCGGTGCAGGACTATTTCAGCCGCATTTACCTGGCCGAACAGGGCCGCATTTTCATTGCCCGCGACGGGGTGTTTACGTTCCAGCCGCGGGTGGGCCGCACAGCGGACAGCGGCACCGTGAGCTTCAGTGACAAACAGGACGGTGACGTGCCCTACCGCGCATTCCAGGTGGTCTACGAATGATCAATGTTCCTATTTCGCTGGACTACGACGCAATCGAAAGGCTGTTCGGGAACTTTGGAAAGCCGGTGGACGGCATTTACAACGGCCCGGCCATTGTCAATGACGTAACGGTGGCCATTGCGGACAGCAACGCGGTGGTGGGGGACACGCTGGATGGGGTCCGGGTGACCGACGCGGACAGCCAGGACCAGTACGGGACGCAGGCCGGACGGCTGCTGGTCACCATCCTGGCCAACACCAGCCAGGCTGCGGCCTTGGCCGAGTTTCTGCAGATACCGGCCCCGGTGTATTGGTTCTCCGGCATCCAGGTGTATTTGGGGTCCCTGACGGCCGCCCAACAGGATTTGGTCGCGGAACTGGACATTGGGGACCCAATCGTGGTCAGCAAGCGTTTTCCCAACGTGGCGGCCCCGGTGGTGCAACAGCTCACTGTCGAGGGGATAGACCACAGCATTACCCCCCGGGACGGGCACGTGGTCACGATCTACACCGGCCCAACAGTGATCTACGACCTGTTCCAGCTCGACATAAGTAACCTGGATAATGAGGCGTACGGGTTAGGCTGATCCCATGGCAACCCCCCCAGACTTCACCACAAACCAGGTCCTGACCAGCACCGCCATGAACCTGGTTGGGGGCTGGGTCGTGAAGCGCGACACGATCGCGTCGGGGGCCTCGGGTGCGACGATCAGCGCAGCGTTTAATGCGGATTTCACCCACTACCGGGTGCTCATTCACAACATCAGCGTGGCGGCCGGTAACCCCAACATCCTGTTCCAGTTGCGCACCGGGGTGAGCACCGCGAACACTGCCTATTACTACGGTGGCACGAACAGCAACTACGTAAACCGTACCGACGTGAACCTGGCCAATACTTCGAGCTGGATCGCCGGATACGCAAACACCAGCGCGGCCAGCACCATTGATTGCATGATTTACCGGCCGTTCGAGGTGGCAACCACTAACTACTACAGCCTTGCAGTCGCAGGCATCAATGCGTCA